TTACGTGATGACTATCGAGAGACAAAAACACGCCTTTATGCGTATGGTGGCGTACTCACACTTATTGTCGCCCCAGCTATGGCGCTGCTGGTCAAACATCTTTAACTTAAACACAAGGAAACATACAGATGAAACACTTTGATAAACGCCTGTTCTGGTTATTCGTGCCAGCAATTGCCTTTCTTTATGCCGTTAACGCCAGCTTGTTATTGGAATTTGTTAGCGTTCTGTCGCTAGGTATGTTGGTTGCTGGATTGACGCATATTATCCGCAAAATCTTATTACCTTATGTTGATATGGGGGATATGGTAGAACAAGCATCATTATCATCTACAGGTAGTGGGTTGGTCTTTCTAGGTGCATCTGTGATGGTAGCCTCTTTTGCATTAATGATTAGTATGCTTATGTCAGCAGGGCATTAATATGGATGCCTTGCCAGTCAATGCGCTTACCTATTTGCCAGTTCTTAAACAAGAGCAAGTATCATATTGGCATGAACACTATAAGCCCAGCCTATTAGCTGGACAGGTTGAGCAAGAAAGTTGTACCTCACTTAAATCCCCCAAATGTTGGTCACCCAATGCAGAGCTTAAGACTGACAGAGAATGGGGAGTAGGCTTGAGCCAATTCACCAAGACACAGTCTTTTGATGCTATTGAGGAGATCAAAGCCAAACATCCAGAAATTAACTGGGGAAACTGGTCGTTTAATCATCCATATCAAGCTAACTATCAGTTGCGTGGGTTAGTTGTCTATATGCGAGATTTAAGTAGCGAGGTCAAAGGGGCAGAAACACCGAATGATAATTATCAAATGGCGTTATCCGCCTATAATGGCGGCATTGGTGGGCTACGTAAAGAACGATTAAAGTGTAGCTTACTGCTAACCTGCAACCCCAATATATGGTTTGGCAATGTAGAGTTAAGCAGCATTAAAAGCCACAAACCATTCAAGGGATACGGTCAAAGTCCATATGATATTAATCGTGGTTACATTGGATTAGTATATAGCCGTGCTGATAAATATGAAGGGCGATATTGATGTGGTTTTACCCAATGATTACAGCAGCGGCTATCAGTTTCTTTGCTGGATGGTATGTAAATGGATTAAAGCTTAACGCTGAAATTGCACAACTTCATGCTACTTGGAATGAAGCCTACAGCAATCAAGTTAAAGCGACGCTAGACAAAGAACACAATATTAACCAGTTAAACACTACGATAGAGGTGAATAATGCTATCAAAGCAAGAGCAATCGATGATGCACATGCTGAAAATATCAAGCTTGCTGCTGATGTTAAGCGGTTGCAGCACGCAGCCAGTGGCAGTAACCGCACCATGCCCAAAACTAGTGCTGCCTGCCAGTGTACAAGCTCAACCGCCACAAGCGGATTTTCAGACGAGAGTATCAACATTCTTGTCGAACTGGCAAAAGAAGCTGATGACGCTGCAAGATACGCAAACACCTGCCATGAATGGGCAGTAGGCGTTACGCAAGAATTAGATAAATCTTACTAAAGATTGGACAATAAGGGTATGTATGCTTAAAAAGTATATCGAAGAAGGTTATACATTTACTTATGGTATTGCTTCAGATTATAGTGCTGTAGAGATAACCAATATTATAGATAAGCTTAAAATAGCTATGAATAAAATGAATGCAACTCTTACTGTAGATATTATCAAAATTAATATAGATACGTATGTTAAGGAGATACTGAGCAATCGTTATCAAGTTTTAGCCATGTATGGAGAATCTGAATTAGTTGCTGCTTTTGTTTACACCATTGGTAGCTCTGTAACTTACAATGGTGTAATACCTTGCTTCATATGTAACACTGTTTGGGTGTCTGATAGTGTTGTAGCTCATGATGTATTTGACAGACTTAGAAATTTTTTATACAGTATAAACGTGTATTGTATAAAAGTGGTAGATGCTAGAAAAGGTTTTATAGATGTATTTGATAAAACTAGATTAAGGGAAGGTATGGTAGTAAATGAGTTAAATACATCCGATGTTATGGTATACTTTGATAAAAATGATAAAAATACAATAAATTTTATAGTACGAAGGTAGTAGTAATGAATAAAGAAATCCCTCTACAAGAATTTTTAAATATCTTAAAAGAAACTATCGAATATGAATCTACAGGTTTAGACTTAGATTTTAGTAACTATTCTACTAATTCTAAGTTAAAAGATCTAAATTTAGATAGCTTAGATACTGCATTAACTTTAACTGGTTTAGGTAATTATTTTAATATGCCTAGCGATGCTAATGTAGAAGGTTACTTTCCAGATGTAAAAGGTCCTAAAGCACATCTAACAGTTATGGATTTAGCTGTTTGGATTAATAAGTATAATAATAATGGAGTAAGTATTGATGTATCTTAATTCCTATTCTTATACTTTAGATCTTTTAGAATCACGTACTAGTGCATCTCCGCTAACTTTTACAGTTAGTAAACTGGTTTCAGATTTTAAGTATACACCTGTAGGTGATAAGGTAGGTACTCTACTTGCTGCAGGTAATAGTACTTGGGCAGGCACAGAGACTGTATATCTATCTACTATTAGTAAAGAAAGTGCTAGAGTATCTTTTATGCAGCAATCGCAAATAGTAGCAGGAAAGTGGGCTAAACAACTAAAAGCTACTGATTGGTTAAGTACAGATGGTTCTGCTTGTAGTTCTTTAATCATTACTTTAGATTGGGTTAAATATTTATTTGAATCAAGTAAGCTTACAGATGCTATTATTATTAGCGCAGATGATGGTACTACTGAACTAGTAAAGCAAGCTTTTACTCAAGCAGGTGTTTTAGGTAAAGCATTTAACGTAGGTTTTGGTGCTAGTATATTTCACGTATCTGCTAAGCAAACTGCAAATAGTATATGTAAGATATCTAATGTAGTTAATAAATATGCAATTGCTAATACTTTGGTAGATGTGTGTGAAGAAGGGTATACTAGTGTTATTACTAAAGATTTACCTTTAAACTATGTAAAGATGCATGATACCAATACAGAATCAAATAAGGTAGAATTGGTAGCTGTTAATGTAGCGTATCCAGGATGTGATACATTAAGCTTTAAACAGGAAATAGGACACACTATGGGAAGTTCTACAGGTGTAGAATTATGCCTATGTTTAGATAGGTATCCAAATAGTAATATATTGCATTTAAGTGCAGGTATGGGTGGAATGTACGGATCTTTTTTTACGGAGAAACTTAACTAATGAAAGATAAATACCTTTCTGCAGATGACAACCTAATTGATGCAGTTTCTGAAGAACAGTTAGAAAATAATGTTACAGAGACATTTGAGGTTAAGTGGAAGAATCCTCCTAAAGTGTCTAACCTAAAAGGCGACTATATTGCAGCTTTACCTACACATTCATCACATATTACTAATGTGGGTAATTGGTTAGATTTACTAAGTGGTAAATCTAAAACTAAGTTTGCTAAGAACAGATCTAGCGTACAACCTAAACTTGCACGTAAACAGGCTGAATGGCGTTATGCTTCATTATCAGAACCTTTTTTAAGTTCTAGTAACATATTTGATGCGCAACCTGTTACGTGGGAAGATACTAAGGCTGCTGAACAAAATACTTTAGTACTTAACCACCAATTTAATAACAAAATTAATAAAGTAAGATTTGTTGACGAGTATGTACGTACAGCTGTTGATGAAGGTACTATCGTTGTTAAGGTAGGTTGGGAATACGAAGAAGCTGAGCAAATGGTAGAAGAGCCTGTAATGGGTCAGGTTCCTGTACAAGATCCTGCTCAAGCTCAACAAATGATTTCTCAAGGTATTCCTCCATTCCAAGAAGCTCAAGTAGGTACTAAACTTGTTAAAAAGATGGTTGCTGTTGAGAATCATCCTACTACTGAAATTTGTGAATTCGAAAACGTAATCATTGATCCTACATGTAAAGGTGACATTTCAAAAGCGAAGTTTGTCATACATAGATACAATGTATCTATGGATGTATTGAAAGCTGATAAGCGTTATAAAAACTTAGACAATATTCAATTTACTGGTGAAGATCCTAGTACTTATCCAGACTACAATGATAAAGATGCTGGTAACCTATTTACGTTTAAAGATAAAACTCGCAAGAAAGTAGTAATGTATGAGTATTGGGGATACTGGGATGTTAATAATGATGGTTCATTAACTTCTATTTTAGTGTGCTATATTGGTAACACTATTGTTCGTATGGAAGAGAATCCATACCCAGATAAGAAATTGCCTTTTGTAGTAGTTCAATATTTACCTGTACGTAAATCTATTTATGGTGAACCTGACAGTGTATTGTTAGAAGATAACCAAGCAATTATTGGAGCTATTACTAGGGGTATGATTGACCTTATGGGTAGATCTGCCAATGCTCAACAAGGTATTAGAAAAGATGCTTTAGATGTAATTAATAAGCGTAAATTTGATCTAGGTGAAGATTACCAATTTAGCCCTAATATCATGAATCCTGAGCAAGCAGTATTTATGCATAGATACCCTGAAATTCCTCAATCAGCTATGATGATGATTCAGTATATGAATAATGAAGCTGAGTCTATTACAGGCGTTAAAGCTTATAATACAGGCATTGGTGGTCAAGGTTTAGGTAATACAGCTACAGGTGTTAGAGGAGCTTTAGATGCAGCTTCTAAGCGTGAACTAGGTATTCTTCGCAGATTAGCTGACGGTATTATTCAAATAGGTCGTAAATTCATTTCAATGAATGCTGAATTTTTATCTGATACTGAAGTAGTTAGAATTACAAATGATGAATTTGTTCCAGTTAAGAGAGATGATTTAGCAGGTAATATTGACTTACGCTTGACAATTAGTACTGCAGAGACAGATAATGAAAAAGCTCAGGAATTAGCGTTTATGCTACAGACATTAGGTAATAGTGTACCAATGGATGTAACTATGATGATTATGTCTGATATTGCTAAGCTTCGTAAGATGCCTGAATTAGCTAAGAGACTTAAAGACTATCAACCCCCTGCTCCAGATCCTATGCAACAACAGATGCAACAATTGCAGTTACAGATGTTACAAGCAGAGGTTGTAAATGAACAGGCTAAGGGTCAAGATAGACAAGTTGATGCTAAATTGAAATTAGCTAAAGCAGGTGTAGCACAGGCTCAAACTCGTAAGATGAGTAGTGATGCAGATATGACTGACTTAGATTTTGTAAATAAATCTACAGGTGTTGATCATCAACAGACTCAGGAATTAGCTGCACAAAATCATCAACAAAACATTGATGAACATGCAGCAAAAGCATTGCTTGAATTTCATAAAGAAAAAGCAATGCCTAAAGAAGACGCAAAATAACTAGGGTAGGCGTACCCATAACTAAAGGTAAATAGAAATGACTGAATTAAACCAAGAAGCTCAACTAGCTGAAATTGAAATCTCATTAGAGCAAGCAAAAGAAGTAGTAGCCGCAGGATTAGCATTACAACGACTTTATGCAAACCAAGACTTTATTAAAGTACTTGCAGATGGTTACTTTAAAGATGAAGCATTACGTTTAGTATACCTTAAAGGTGATAGTGTACTTGATGTTGAAGCCATGAAAGATGTTGATAATCAAATTACTGCTATTGGATTGCTGCGAACTTATTTCCGCAGAGTTATGGGTCAAGCTCAACAAGCTCAACAAGCTATTCAAGATATGCAAGATATGCAGCATGAGATTCTGAATGGTGAAGATGTATGAGTGATGAAGTTAACTATTTAGGAATGTCTGATGAAGACATTCTAGCAATGGATCTAGAAGACTTAAAAGAGTCTTCTAGCGATACAACGAATTCTGATGAAGCAGATAGTACACCTAAAGAAGATAATACTGTAGAAGGCTCTACAGAAGCTTCTGAAGCTAGTACTTCTGAAACTGAGGGTGAAGCAGAGCAAACTACAGATACCAATCCAGTTGACGGACAGGAAGTATCTGGCGAATCTCAGCAAAAAGATGTCTCTACCAAAGATGTCAAAGATGTTTCTGAACCAGAAACTGTAGACTACAAAGCAGCTTATGAACGGTTACTAGCACCGTTTAAAGCTAATGGTAAGACTGTGCAAGTGGATAGCGTTGAGGACGCTGTATCGCTTATGCAAATGGGTGCAAATTACAACAAACGTATGCAGGAATTAAAACCTAACTTACGTATTGTGAAGATGCTAGGGGATAACGGACTATTAGATGAAGCTAAACTTAATATGCTTATTGAAGTTGCTCAAGGTAAACCTGAAGCAATTAAGAAGCTGGTAGCTGATAATCAGTTAGATGCATACTCCCTAGATGCTGAAACAGACTCTAAGTATATGCCCAATGATTACCGCGTAAATGACTCACAACTTGAGTTAGACGAAGTAATTACGGAATTACGTGAATCACCAGCATTTACACGTACTGCAGATATTGTAGGAAATAGGTGGGATGCTGCAAGCAAAGCTACCATTGCTGCCAATCCAAGACTACTTCGTGACATTAATGCTCATATGGAATCAGGTGCTTATGACGCAATTGCAGCTGAAATTGAAAAGCAAAGAATGTTAGGAAGAACTCCTGCAGGAGTATCTGATTTACAGTTATATGAGCTTACCGCTAAGTACATGTTAGAAATGTACAACAAAGCTCAACAAACTCAAAATAAGACACCTATGGATAATGTTAAAGAACAACAACGGAATGCTAAAAAGCAGGCCCTAGCTCCTACAAAAAGTATGTCTTCTACAAAAAGTCAGGCAGTTCCAGATTTTTTATCTATGTCAGATGAAGAGTTTGAGAAGTATGCTAAAGCTGATTTGTTTAAGACAGTTTAAGTCTATTTAGGTTGAAGGAATATTATTATGGCTCAAATTTTTGGTACAGGCGATAATGCCACGATTAACGGTACTGGTGCTACTCAGATCCAGCAACAGTATTACTATAAGAAAGCTCTTATTGATCTTGTCAAAGATCAGCACTTTATGCCATTGGCTGATGTGCGCTCTATGCCTAAGAACTTTGGTAAAACAATTAAACAATACCACTATCTACCTTTACTAGATGATCGTAACGTAAACGACCAAGGTCTTGATGCTAACGGTGCTACTATTGCGAACGGTAACTTATATGGTTCATCTAAAGACATCGGTACTATCTCAGGTAAGTTACCTGCATTGTCTGAAACTGGTGGACGTGTAAACCGTGTTGGTTTCAAACGTTTAGAATTGCAAGGCTCTTTTAATAAGTTTGGTTTCTTTGATGAGTACACTCAAGAGTCTTTAGACTTTGACACTGATGCAGAATTGGAAATGCATGTTACTCGTGAAGCTTTACGTGGTGCTAACTACATGACTGAAGCTGCTTTACAGATCGACTTGTTAAATGCTGCTGGTGTAGTTCGTTATGCTGGTGTAGCTACTTCAAACGCTACTATTACAGGTGAAGGTGCTACGCCTTCTGTAGTTTCTTATACTGACTTAATGAAGTTAGGTATTACTTTAGATAACAACCGTTGTCCTAAGCAGACTACATACATGAAAGGTTCAACAATGTTTGATACTGCAACTATTCCTAGTGCACGTAGTCTATTCGTTGGTACTGAGCTGATCCCTACAATCCGTGGAATGAAAGATCTGTTTGGTAATCAAGCATTTATTCCTGTACAGCGTTATGCTGCTGCTGGTGCGATTCTTCCTCATGAATATGGTACTATTGATCAGTTCCGTATTATTGTTAACTTAGACATGGCTAAATGGGCAGGTGCTGGTGCATCAGCTACTTCTGCTAATTTAGGTTACCAAACTACTTCTGGTAAATATGATGTGTTCCCAATGTTAACTGTTGGTTCTGGTTCATTTACTGCTATTGGTTTCCAAACTGATGGTAAGACTGTTAAGTTTGTGATTAAGCATAGAAAACCAAGTGATAATATCACTACTCAAGATCCTTACGGTGAAGTTGGTTTCCACTCTATTAAATGGTACTACGGCTTTATGGCTTTACGTCCAGAATGGATTGGTCTTGTTAAAACTGTAGCTCCAGTTTAATTGAGCTAATTAAGTAGAGGGGTAACCCTCTACTTATCAATTCTTATTAATATAATAAATTAATTTAAAGGTACAAGAATATGTCTGATGAAATGCTAAATGATGTACAAGAAGAGAGTACACTGGATGAGCTTACTATGCTTAAAGCTAGAGCTGACCAACTAGGTATTAACTACCACCACAAAGTAGGTTTAGAGAAGTTACGTAAAATGGTTAATGATGCTATTAACGGTGATTCTGAAGAAGTAGAGGAAGCTTCTGATGCACTTACAGAGCATCAACAACGTATGAAAATTCGTGAAGATATGATGGCTCTAGTACGTGTCAACATCCATTGTAATGATCCAGCTAAGAAAGAATGGCCTGGTGAGATTATCACTGTATCCAACTCTGTACTTGAAGCTAAAAAGTATGTTAAATATGATACCACTGAAGGTTATCACATTCCTTACATTATCTATCTTGCCCTTAAAGACAAAGAGATTCAATTGTTCCGCACAATTAAGTCAGATAAGGGTATAGATATCAAAGAACCTTATCTAGCTAAAGCATATGCTATTGAAGTTATGCCTCCACTTACTCAGAAAGAATTGGAGCAATTAGCTGCTGATCAACGTGCTCGACATGCTATTGATTAATTAATAATAAAGTAACATACCTTTTCACCTCCTGCTGAGGAGGTGCTTTTTACATAAGATTTAGGAAATACTATGCCAATTACGATAAATACAGATGATTTTAAAGCTATTGTAGATAATGATCCAGTAGCAAATACCTCTGGATTTTTTACTGAATTGATGACTAGTATTAATGCTTATGTAAAAGGTGAATTCAGTTCTGGACGTATTACAGGTACAGAATATGCTACTGTATACTTAGGAGCTATGCAGAGTGCTATTGCTCAGTCAGTACAATATGCTTCACAAAAAGCTACTAGTGATGCTCAAGTAGCTTTACTTGGTGCTCAAAAATTACAAGTAGAAGCCGAGATTGCTAAAATAGATGCTGAAACTTTAAATGTACCTAAACAAGGTGCTTTATTAGATGCACAAGTATTAGAGGCTTATAAAGATATCGATTTAAAAGGTGCTGAAATTGGTAAGACAGATGCTGAAACAGCTTTATTACCTAAACAAGGTGATTTACTAGACGCAAAAATAGCAAGTGAACGGAAGTCTCTAGACGTAGCTGACCAGCAGATAGCACTATACAGTGCTCAAGCAAAAGGCTTTGCTGATAAATCTAAAGTAGATTCAGCTAAAGTATTGTCTGATATTTTGAGTATGCGTATGTCTTTAAGTAATGATGTCTCTACTGGTCAAAGTATTTCAGATGCTTTCAACAGTACTCAAAGTAAACTACCTTACTAATTATCTATAACTTGAGTAGTTGATATGAGTGCAATCATAGATGCCATAGGAAGTGCTATTACAAGTGTTTCTAATGCATTAGGTATTAAAGATGTTTTAGATAGTGCATTTAGAGGTTCTGAAATTGTAGTTGCATCTGCTAGTTTTAGCAGACTTTATTCTATAAAGTTAGATATGCCTATAGTAAAACAGACAGCAATATCAGCTCTACTTGGTAATAGAAGTGTTGTAGATGAATTAATACTTACAATTCAGAAATCTCCTGCACGTAATCTTGAAAAAGCTTATGCATATGCGATGAGTCAGCAGACAAGTGAAACTTACGCATACTCTGCATCTTATGTAGCAGCAATGGATATATATTCTCAAGACACTATTGATTATACCAATTCAGTAAATGATATTAAAAATAGTGTAACGTTCACTGTAGTAAACTCTAAGGGTAGTGTAGTAAAAACTTATGTAGGATATGATAATCTACTAAATGCTCTAAATGCCTCTGATGCAGATACCAAATTTCCGACAATAGCCACGGAAGTACTTCCTAGTACTACACCTAAAACTTATACGTATAACTATCAGAAACAAAATGCATTAAATGCTTTAGCACAAGCTGATACTCAAATAGATGCTATATCTGCACCTACATTTAATCCACCTACCCAATTAGGTTATTATTACTACCGCTTACCTGATATCCAGTCTTCTGGATTTTTAGCAACTAATTTAGAAAGCTACCCTATCATCATTATTAAAAGAGAAGGTGGGTATGCGGCAACAGACTCAGATGAATATAACAGTACACTAAAGTTAAGCAATTTTTATGGGTTTGACTACGATTCATTGAAAAAAAGTATCTTAAATATCGATACTCCAGATGTAAAAGCTGCTGGAGTAATGTTAGGTGTAGATTTGTTTTCAAATACAGTAGCAGCTAAACAATATATCTCAGGATTTTTTGATTCCATAATTCCTTATGGCACTACTCAGCCTATAGAAGAAATTTCATATGTAAATAGTTATCAAGAAAGTGGTACAACTCTTGAAGAAGTTATTACATATATAAACCCTTATATTAAAGTTTCAGAATCAAGTATAAACTTGTTTATTACTATAAAAACTTCTACAAAGTATACTACTAATACTTCTGACTCGGAGTTCTTACAGCGTTTACATGATAGCCCTACTGTTGATGTAGTAAGAACTGATGATAATGGTAAATATAGTATAAACATAAATAAGTACGTAAATGATTCTAGCTACTTATCTATATATGTTGAAGACTTTACTCTACAAACTTACGTAGCTACAGACACATCCTATCATGGTACAGAGATAGGTATGTTTACATTCAAGTCTTCTGCAACAGTTGCTACAGATAGTACAGATCCACTCATCTTACCCCTATTGAGAGCACCTTACTTACTTCTAGGCCCATTAGATAGAATAGATTTAAGTAGAGAGTCTGGATTTCTGATAATGATGTCTGCTCAAGTTGTTGCCCTAACTTGGGTACAAGAACATGCTGCGCTTATTCAAGTTATTGCAGTAGTTTTTGCTGTGTTTACTATGGGGCAATCTTTAGCTGTCGTAGGTACTGCTACAGCTACAACTGCAGCAGGAGTAGCCACTACTACAGTAACTTACAGTATATCTGCTCTTGTTATAAATTTTGCAGTAAATGTAGTTATTATATTGGCAATAAAAGAACTTGCTATTAAGTTATTTCCTGACAATGAATTTGTACAACTAGCCGCTACTGCACTCACTATGTACTACCTTAGTGATTCCGACTTTTCTAGTGGTAATAGTTTGGAAGATGTACTTAATGATCGTAGTTTAATTGACAACATGTTAAAATATTCACAAGCAGCTATAGATGTTTATAATCAAGGTTTGCAAGAAAAACTTAAAAAAGATAAGGAACAGTATACTGTTGAGCTTAATAAGCTTACAGAAGAGTATAATGAAAATGCTGCAAAATTGGAAGCATTACCTCAACTCACTGATTTAGTTAGAGAAGATTTCAGAAATGGTGTTTTATTAAGAAATAAAGTTAAACCGTCAGAAACAGTTGATATGTTTTATACTAGAACTTTAAATAGTAATTTAGCTGAAGTATCTACAAACCCTTCATATTACTACAATAGTAAATTGAGTTTAAATAACATAGCATAAAGGAACACGATATGGCTGATAATCCTTACGATAGTGGTCTTAATTACAGTTTAGGTTCTCCTGTTAAAAAACCTAATCCATACATTATGAACATGGGTGTATCAAGCAACTTTGGTACAGATAATACCCCTGTAACTGGTGCAGACACTAAGATTAATCCTTCACTAGATTTTGGTGGTGGTGGTAATCCTACTCCAGGTTCTGGCTCTGGTTTAGGAGGTTTATTAGATTCTTTAGGTGGAATGGATGGTCTTTCTAAGTTTGGTTCTGCTATTGGCGGTATAATGACTGCTATGAATGGGCATGAACTTGGTAGTATCATGCGAGATCAGTATAATACAGCTAAAGCTAATACCAATATTGGTTTAGATAACCAAGGACGTATTGCTAATACTACTAACGGTATCCAAGGATACTTAAGGGGTGGTGCTCAAGGTTTAACTGGTAATAGTTTAAATGCATTTAATGATAAATATGTACAGGAACATGCACTAAGTAGTGCAAGAGTTTAAGGAATAAGTATATGGCAGCGTATGTACCAACGTTTACACAAGTTAAAGCACCTGAGTTTGATTCTAAAGGTATGTACCTTGCCAATAACATGTTTAGCCAAGGACTAAACAGTGTTGTAAATGTATTTAAAGATGAAGCAGCTAAGCAGAAGGAAGATAATACTTATGCAGCTATAGGTAGGATTAAGCAAGCAGCTCAAGAGGGTATTACTAGAAACGATCAAGTACAGGCTGCTTATTCAGATCCAGGTATAGCTACATTTGATGCTAATGATGCTGCTAATTTAAGAGCTTCACAAGCTAGTTCTGCTCCTACTCAATTAAGTGAAATGCTTAATCAGTATACTGAAAATAGGGGTACTACTCCTATCGACTTGAGATTACTTAATCAACAGTACGATACTACCAATAAGGATATGCAGGATAGGTTTGATCATCGTGAAGATCTAAGTATGAAGTTACATGATGCCTCTACTAAAGAAGATCAGTGGAATCAAACTTATTCGGCTGGTAGAACAGATGCTGCGAATACTCAAAGTAATGCTGAAGCAAGATTGAAGAATGATCAGGCAAGATTAGCTGGTGAAGCTACAGAAAGATCACAACGTATGAGGTATTCGACAGAAGATCATCAACGTAGTAAAGATATTTACGATGCTGGTTTAGCTCAAAATAGTATACTAAATGGTAGTAAAGTTTTTGAGAATGGTCTAGTAGGTGATTTATCTATACCTGCAGGAGATGGTAATGCAGTTACAGTAAGTAAAGCTGATCATGATTTAGTACTTCAAGATCCAACTAAAGTAAATGATATTGCTACTAAATACGGCGTAACTGCTGCACAATTTATGGATACGTTGGGTGCTGCTAAAGCTGATAGGGCAGCGCAAGTAAAGAACTTCATAAGTTCTGGTATAAATACTGGTAGCTACACCCCTAGAGCAAAGCAACTACTAGCTAATACATTATCTGGTGAATTGACAAAGTATACAGGGCAGATTCCTAGTACTGTAGAAGCTGCGGCTAGTAATAATAATGGCCAATTAACTTCTGGATTTAACAGTGTGGTAAATGCCACTAATAATGTATTCAAAGATAACATTGCACATGCTTTAACGTATACTAAAGGTAGTGATGGTAACTATGGTTTTAGTATTGATCCTGAAGCGTTTACGCAAATTACAGGAATGTCTGTGAATGATCCTAGAGCTGCAGAAAGGGTACAAAAGATAACTGAGTATGCAAACAAAGCAGGGGTAGATAGCAACTTTTCAGCTTTACTGAAAAATACTAAAGCATCTGGTATACCTAGTTTAATTGCACAACAAGCTAAAACACTTCAAGATAATGTAGCTGATGCAGCTAAAAAACAAAGTGCAGATTTAGATGCTCAGCTTAATGCTAAAAAAGCTCATGTACTGAATCCTAGTGAAATTTCTAGCTATTTTGAAAATACTGCTAAAGAGTTTGGATCTAGTCCCGAAGCAACTAATGGATCTAAGATTGCTGCGTCTTTATTACAGAATGTAGTTTTAGATCCAACCTTATCAAGGGTAGTAAATGAAAAGTTCATAGATGACTTTAAGCAAAGATTGGCTAATACTGGTATTTTTGAAGATCGCAAAGGTAAGGTATTTAGTATAGATAGAGACTATAGTGATATATACAGAACCTTTACTGATACTTTAGCAGATAATGGAGTAATTGATACAGACACTGCTGATAAAATGAGGGAAAAGGCAGGAACTAACTACAGCCTTTTACCTGGTTTTTCAGATTTAGATCAACCAGGTGTAGCATATAAGGAAAGTGTAGCAAAAGCTGCTTCAAATGTACGTACAGCTTTAAGTGATTATATGAAAACTAAACCTAATCCAGCTAACACTCTAAATGCTTTAGGAAACAATGCAACTCTAACGACGTACCCTAACAAATAAGGTAGTATAGCTCGGTAAAGTAGGTTATATTAATAACAATATTAGTAACAAATTTAAGGTAATTTTACATGTTAGCTACAGGTATTCTAGATGGTTCAGTAAATAGTGAAGCTTATGCTAATCTACTAGTAAGTAAACTAAGTTCAGTACAAGAAGCTTTGCAACAGAAACGGGCTGAAGGTATTGAACCTACTGCAACTGCATATAAACCTGAAGGCGATACAGTAGACTACTTAAATAAAGCTACTGGTGATGTACTTAAAACTATTTTAGATGTTCCTCAAACTCTTAGAGACAACATACTACCTAATGCTCCTTTAATACATGGTGGTGTCTTAAATGCAGTAGGTGAAGGAGTAGATTGGGCTGCTGATAAGTTAGATGGTTCTGACAACAGTGCTGTCAATTTTTTACAAGATTCTCTAAGAAATCTTGCAGGAGTTACGAAGTCTACTGCTGAACCTATGATTGATGCTGGTGCTTCTATACAAGATTTAGGCAGATCTGCTGTAGATTATGTAGATAATAACCCCTATGTAAAAGCAGCTGTTGATACCGTTGCTGCACCTATTAATACACTTATGGATATACCTACTAATGCAGGTAACGCTTTAAAAGATGTACTTACTAATGATGAAGTAGGCTATAGAGCTGGCAGACGTTTAGGTAATACTTATGCAAGTAATCTTGCTAAGAATCCTGATAGTCCAGTAGCAGCATCATTAGGGGCTTTAGCTGATACAGTTGCTGATCGCCCTTCAGATGTTTTAAAGTTTATGGCTCAAGCAGCACCTTCTGGATTAGCGGCAGCATATGCTCCAGGTACTTTCTTAACTGGTATGGCTGGTCAAAATATCAAAGATAACTTAAAAGCTTTAGATGAAAACCAAGCTAATGCTGCATTTAATGATGAGAACGGTGTACTAAATATACCTATAGATGTTCCAGCTAAAACTAGGGCTGCTTCTGTAGTTGCATCTTTAGCTGGTGCTGGTACAGACTTTTTTGGTGACAAAATCGTAGGAAATGCTCTTACAGGTAAAGGTTTAAAATTACTAGCTTCTGGTGGTGTACTAGGTAAGGCTGCTGCAGGTGTAGCTGATGTAGGTCTGGCAGGTACTGGAGAGTACGCTGCTGAGAGTGGTGCAAGCCTTCTTAATGACATAGCTAAAAATCCTGATGCACCTTTAACTGATGAGCAAATACGTAATGCACATATACAGGGTCTTGAAGGTGCTTTAGGTGCTGGAGGTATTTCTGCTACACGCAATGGATTAGATCTAGCCAATTCAGGTATCAATGCTGCTGCTAACAAAGCTGTAGAAATGCAAGCTGATAGGGTAAATACAAAAGCTCTAGATAGCGGTAATGCAACTGAACGTATGACAGCATTTACTAAAGATCCAGAACTAAACAAGTTAGGTACTGAATATCCTGATGTCAAATATAGTGCATTAGCCCCTGAAGATCATAAAGACTTTAACCCTATTAAGGAACTTGAGAACCTCCATACAGATTGGCAAGGTTTCATGGAAGATCAGATCACTAATGATAAGCCAACAACACTCAAAGAAAAGATGGACAGCTTTTCACAAGTAGTACAAAGTTTGAACGGTGCTGTCACTAACTTAAAAGACTTAAATGATGCAGTACAGGCATCAGATACAGCTACACCTAAACAGAAGAAAGAATTACAAAGACTCTTAGACTTCAGTATTAAAGATGCTCAAGAGAAATCTAAAGTAGCTCCTGAAATTGTAGGTAAGTATATGGATGATATTGTAGCTACTATGCAGAATAGAGCTGCAGAAGCTTCTAAGGTCACTGAAGAAGACTTAACACCTGAAACACTGCAGTTAGCTCAAGAAGCTGCTCTACATCGTGTAGAGAATCCTACAGCTAATACTAGCGAAGAAGACAATACTAAAGCTATTAAAGATTTACGTACTGTTTCGGTAACTAAGGAAGCTGTTCCTGCAGTCGTAGCTACAGATGACTCTATCCAACAAGTGGTAGATACTATTGATAAAGGTATTGCTCAATTAGAAGCTGAATCTAAAACTTTAGGTGCTAATCCAAATAGTAAAGGAGGCAAACCTTCTTCATACTACACAAATAGAATTAAAAAACTACAAGAAGTTAGTAATGAAATCCAACATGGTAAGAGTTCTAAGTTTCCTGGATTACAAAGTCATTACGCACGTAATGCAGCAATATATAGTGCTAAGAATGATGTTACTGGTTTAGAAGACTTACAGAGCCAATTAGATAATTGGTTAGGTTTCCAGACAAATAAACAACTGCGTATTGAGAACAATTCTAAAAATCACTTACCAGTTTTTATCGATGCTGTAAGAGAAACTACTCAAGCAATTGAAAATATGCAAACAGAGTTGGCTGTCCGTATTAAAGAAGCTAAAGCTAAACAAGGTAGTACTAAAGCTTCCGTAAAAGCTCCTAGTCCAGTTAATTCTGCTACTAGTAGTACTAGTAGTACTAAGCCAGCTAAAGTGGCTACAGAAGCTCCTAATTCAACCAGTGTTGATGTTAATGTCACTAATGTAAATAAACCAGTTAAAGCAACTACAAAGGCTACCAAAAGCTCTGATAGCCTTGCTAGTGATACTACTACTACTACTAAATCTACTAAACCAGTTGAACCAGTAAACGTTGATGTAACTAGAGCTGAAACACCTCAAGCTAAAGCAGATAGTGAATCGGATACTAAAGCAGTAGAAGATAAACCGAGTGAAGTAGAGAGTGTAGAATCTACAGATAATACTAAGGCTGATGAAACTGAAGCCAATCCTACCTCAGTATTTAAAGATGTTACTCCAACAAACTTAACTACTGGTGATGGTTTTGGTAAAACTGCTAAAGATAGAGAACAAAACATTAATAATGCTTCTAAAGCAATTAGTACTGAAATAGTTAATGCTAAGCCTGAAAGTGATAGTATTATTAAGACTATGCGTGAAAAAGCCGAAGATGGTGTACGACGTATAAGTAGTAACATACATTCTGTATTAGCTAATGCAGCTAAATTTCATCGTAGTGTTTCAAGCCGTATTGATGGTTTATCAGAGGATACTACATCAAAGTTTCGTAAGGTATTGGCTAGTGGTATTAGAACTGTCATGAATTCAGTATCTGAAGCTTCTATTAAGAAAGGTGGCATGGCTACTTATCATAAAGTAGTTAGTGAATCTGGTGACAGAAACTATATCAATCAAAATACTATTCTTAATCTTTTGAGTGTTAGAGAGAAGAATCCAAAAACTAACCTTATAGAAGATACATTAGATCCTACAGTTGCAGCACATGTAGTAGTTGCTGCTTTAGATTATGCTAAATTCATGCTTAAGAGTACTACCGACATTACTTTAAGTACGGTAGAGCAGGTTTTTGGTGCTAAGAGTTTAGCGAAAGTGCCTGTTACATATGTACGTAAAGCTGAAGCATTCTTAAAGACAGTAGGTTTACCTGTTAGTACTGCTGCAATGAGTATTGGTAAAGATATTGCTAGAATGAGCAATATCGAATTTTCTGAGGAATCTTTTGTAGAAGATAAAGATGCTATGTATACAGCTCTAGGT